AAAACAATGGGAACAGGCCAATCCGGGGATTGATGTTTTCCGCAGCCGTAAAGATATTGAAATCATGGCAAAAAAAGCAAAACTGATGCCATTGCAGGAAAATATGTTTCGGCGGATGTTCTTAAATCAGCATGTGGCCCTTGATGGCGAAAAGGGAGCCATTAACATGGATCTCTGGGATCTCTGCACCAAAGACATCCAATTTGACACGTTAAAAGGTTTATCCTGCTGGAATGGCCTGGATTTATCGTCAAAACATGATGTAACGGCCTTTGTTCAGGTATTTTATGATGAACTGATGGATAAATTTATTATCTGGCCACACCTGTTTACACCGAAGGATACGGTCATGAAGCGGGAAGAGGAAGACAAAATTCCTTATTCAAAGTGGATTAAGCAGGGTGATCTGATTGCATTGCCTGGTAAATACATCAATTTTGAACTGCTCATGGATCATGTTTATGATATTGAGATGGATTTTGAATTCAGAGAAACAGCATTTGACCGCTGGGGATCCCCAACGATCCTTAACCGGCTGGAAGAAAAGTGGGATATTATTCCAATGGGACAGGGAACCCAGACCATGACACCAATCATTAATGATTTTGAATGTATGCTGATTGATGAACGGATTGTGATTGCAGATAATGAATGCTTCAGGTTCATGGCAAAAAACTGTATTGCCGTTTTTGATGATGCCTTGAATGTGAAATATTCTAAAAAGAAAAGCCGGTTTAAAATTGATGGAATCATTGCAATGCTCATGGGTTTGGTACTGGCCATTGATGCCAACAAAATCAATCATTATGATATGTTGGCTGCCCTGGACAATATGGAAAGGATGTGATGAAAGTAAAGAAGATTAATAAGGTTATTATTGCCGAAATACTGATTATTTTGGCAGCATTAATTTTTATTGGAACCACGTTTGTAATAAACACCTTTGCAGGCTGTTATCTGCTGGGTGCTTTTTTATTGCTGTATGGAATCAGCATGGTATGGAAAGGAGGGGGTGACTAAATGTGATTACAAAATTCTTTGAGAAACGAGAGACAACCAGCTATACAGATGTGGAGCTGGCTGTTTTAAAAGCTTTTGGACTGGATGCAGATGCCTATGTGACAGAAGAGGCATTAAAAGAAGCAACATATTTTACCTGTATTAAGCTTTTAAGTGAATCGGTGGCAAAGGTGCCTTTATATCTTGTTAAAGAGACAGAAGAGGGGAATATCCGGCAAAAACGGGAATACCTGTACCAGCTTCTATCTTTAAGGCCTAATCCGTACATGACAGCAATTGATTTTTGGCGGGCGCTGGAGATTAACCGCCATCACACCGGCCATGGGTGTGCTTTTATTGAAAAGGACCGGATGGGAAATATTATTAATCTCTGGCCGGTGCAGCTTAAGAACATCACTATTGATAATGCCGGGCTGATGTCTTCCAAAATGAGGAACAAAGTGCTGGTGACTTATACCGAAATTGGTAATAGCGCAGAACAATATTGTTTGTATGAGGATATTATCCACCTGAAATCTTTTTCCCAGAACGGCATCAACAGCAAAGCCAACCGGGAAATGATGGCCACAACCATTGATACGGCCAGTAAGAGCCAGAAATATCTGAATGATCTGTATAACAACGGCCTGACAAATAAGGCCATTGTCCAGCTGACATCTGATAACAAAGATGAAAAGTTTTTACGGACGGTTCAGGAAAAATTTGACCGGCTTTATTCAAATACCGGCCGGATCTTTACGGTGCCGGCTGGCTACAATGTCAGCACTTTAAATTTAACGCTGGCAGATGCTCAATTTGAACAGATCCGGCGGATGTCGATCAGTCAGATTGCATCAAGCTTTGGTATTAAGATGTTTCAGCTTAATGACCTGAAGGACACAAATAATAACAGTCTGGAACAACAGCAGCTATCTTTTTTAGTAGATACGCTGCTTATTTTATTTGAATCCATTGAACAGGAAGTGGACTGGAAGCTTTTAAGAGCGGATCAGCGGGGGCAGGGGTTAAAAAGCCGGTTCAATACCAGCGTCATGTTAAGAACAACAGCCCAGACGCAGGCGGATATCCTGACAAAATATGTTACATCCGGAATTTATACGCCGAATGAAGCCAGGTTAATGACTCAGATGATGGCCAAAGATGGCGCTGATGAACTGGTGGTAAATTCAGGTGTCATGAAATTAAAAGATTTAGGCAAGGATTTAGCCGGAAAGGGGGTCAGTGATGGCAGCGGAAAATCAGATTAGAGAATTAAGAACAGTCAGCGGGGTTGAGATCCGGGCAAGTACGACCGGGGAGGAAAAGAAAACTATCGGCGGTTATGCCCTACGGTATAACCAGGAAACAAAGATTATAGACTGGATTGGTGATGAATTCCTTGAAGAGTTTGCCCAGGGTGCTTTTGATGAGTCGATTCAGAGCCGGACTGTAAAAGCTCTGTGGAATCACAAGTCAATATATCCGCTTGGATCAACCAAAAATGGGACACTTCGATTCAATGAAGATTCAGAGGGGTTAAATTACGATGTTGATTTACCAGAGAATACCTGGGGGGCAGATGTTTATCAGTCAGTTTTAAGGGGTGACGTGGACGGATCCAGCTTTGGTTTCATTACCAAGGAAGAAAAATGGAGCGTGATTGATTATGAAGGAAAGAAAATTGCCAAACGAACCATTACCAGGGCAGAGCTGACAGAAGTCAGTCCTTGTACATTCCCAGCCTACGATAGCAGTGAAATTAAGGTTAGAAGCTTTGAAATGCTAAAGGAAGAACGTAATAAGCCGGATGACAAAAAGTTGGAAATTGAGCGGCTAAGAACACAAATTTTAATAAATTTATAGGAGCGTGTAAGATGAAAGAAAAACTGTTAAAGATGTTGAATGCAAAAAAAGAGCAGCGGGAAGCATTAGGAAAAAAAGCGGAAACGGCTGAAACTGCAGAGGAATTACGAGGAATTAACAGCCAGGTGGCAACGCTGGCCAATGAAATTACGACCATTGAAGGGCTGATTTCTGATGCTGAAGATCGTGAAAAAGAAATTGCCAAAAGAGAAAAAAATATTCTGTTGCTGCAGGGCGAAAAAAAAGAAGCGGATTCACAGGAATACCGGGCAATTGCTAAGATGCTGACAAAAACGTCACTGACACCAGAAGAACGTGCACTCGTAACAGTAGCCGATAACGGGGCAATTCTTCCGGAAGGGTTTGTGAATCAGCTGCAGATTTTAAGAAAGGGTTTTCCTTCCCTTAAGCCATATTGCCATGTAATCCCGGTTACAACTCAAAGCGGTAAAATGCCTTTTGCCACAATTGGATCAAATAAACTGTCCAAGCTGACATCTGGTGTCGCTATTCCGGAAGCATCCATGGCCACATCTAAAATTGATTATGCAATTGATGACTACGGGAAAATCATTCCGGTTGAAAACAGCTTATTGGAAGATGAAGTGGTTGGAATCATTCAAAACGTGATTACGCCTGATTTTGCTGAAGCTTCTGTGTTAACCGAAAATGATGAGATCATGAGCATTATTTCTACCAATGCTACAGCGGTAACCGGTGCTGCCAGCTATGAAGATGTGGAAGGTGCAATTAATGGGATCCTGCCATCATTACGTTATGGAACAGTGACTGTTACTAATCTGACTGGTTATGTTTACCTGAAAGGTGTAAAAGACAATGAAGGGCGAAGCCTGGAACTGGTAAAAACAATGCCCGATGGAACAGAAGTATTTAATGGAAAACCGCTGGTTGTACTGGATGATGCAGTGGTTGAACCAGCAACAGAAGGAAACCTGATTTTCTATGTGGTAAATATTTGGGCGCTGGTTAAATTCTTTGACCGTAAAGGGTATGTGATCAGCTCATCAGAACATGCGTTATTTGGATACAACCAGACAGCGATCCGGGTTCTGGAACGTTTTGATGTCGCTAAACTCGATGATCGTGCTTGCCTGTCTGTAGAATTTACAAAACCAGCCTAAGAGGATGAGGGGATAATGAATGGATTTAGCGAGTGGGAAAATAACACTCGGGGAGGTTAAAGAGTATCTCCGAGTGGACTTTGACGATGATGATACTTTTATCAGTGATCTAATCGATTTATCAGATTTCTATATTGATAAGTCGGTTGGATCTGCTTATAAAAATTATCCGGAATATGAAAAAGCCGGGATACTGGTTCAAAAGAAAATTATCCAGGATATGTATGACGAACGATCCACAACTGTGGCCGATCGAACAAAGCAGTCAACTATTGTCATGACGATTTTCGAACATCTGGAGAGTGCCCAATGGGAAGAAACGTAAAAATTAAAATTATGAAGGAAGTACCGGGGGAGCGTGTGGCAGGAAGACCTGTTGACGCACCGCCGGTTTTGTTTCGTGAGTGCTGGGCAGAGCCGTTAAGCCTTAAAAGTGCTGAATTATATAATAGTCTGCAGGCTGAAATGTCGCACATCATCGTTTTAAAGATCCGTTATTGCAAGGCCATGGAAGCATTATGGAATTTCAAGGGCTATCATATCATTTTCAACGAGAATAAATACCGGATTTATGATATTGATTTTGCTAAAAATAATCGTCAATATCTTGAAATTCGGTGTGAAGCGGTGAAGTAAGATGAAAGTAAGAATAGAATTTGAAGGTTTTGAAGAGCTGCAGAAAAAATTGTGGGAAGCTTCATCAGAAGAGGCATTAAAAGCGGTCAATAAGAAAATTATCAAATCCGGACAGGACTATGGTAAGGAACTGGTCAAAAAGCGGGTGCCGAAATCTTTAAACGTGCAGGATTCCGGGCCAAAAAGAGGACGGGCAAGATCAATCCCAGGCAAACACGCAGCGGATAACATTCCGGTCGATGGCATTAAGACATCAAACGGCCAGATGTTTGGCTTTATCGGTTGGCGGCCATCGGATAACAGTGAAAACTTTTATGCAAAATTCTTTGAAGAAGGGGTGGATAAACATTTAGCCCCGCAAAATTATAACAGGCCGGTTCCTAAGATTGCTAAACTGGAGCTTTTCAGCAGTGCAAATGAAGCGGTAATTACGCATATTAATGAAATAGGCGTAGAAGAGTACCAGAAAAAGCTTGAAGAGGTGATGGGATGATTTTAAGTGATAAGGTGTTTCTGGCTTTGCAAGAGCTGGAAAATGTCTACCAGAGCACTTATTTAAAAGATCTGGACTGTACTTATGTCGTATTCAATGAAACGGCTGAATACCCGGCCTTTGATTCTGATGGATTTGTGGAAGGTACAGGCCATGATCTGGAAGTTCATGTGCTGGGATTAGTTGAAGTTGAAGTGCATGATTACAAGGATCAGATAAAGGAAAAACTTTCCCAGGTGGGCTTTGACTGGCTGGGGAATGGAAACGAGTTTATACAGGAAATTAACTATTTCCACATTCAATTAAATTTTTATCTTTTGGAGGAAGAATAAATGGCAAAATCAAGATCACGGTTTTTATACAATGTTCATGTGGCAGAAGTTACTGCCAATACAGATACTACCTACACGGTTGGAACGCCTGTTTTTGTCTCTGGAGCAATCAAGGCAAAGGTAACAGACAATTATTCAGATGATAACCTGTATTCAGAAAACATGCTGGAAGAGGTTATTAATGACTATACGGATTCCGATGTGGATTTTGAATTTAACGCTTTAAGCCCGTCTGAGCAGGCTTTACTGTTTGGCCACATCAACAAAGAAGGATACCTGATTAAAACAGCCCAGGATATTTCTAAAGAAATGGCGCTGGGATTTGCTTCAGAGCGAACCGGCGGGAAAATGGAATTAACCTGGTATTATTGCGGGAAGTTTTCAAATTCAGAAGGGGACGAATACGAAACAAAAACAGATAAAACAAATACCAAAACAAAATCCATTAAGGGTAAGTTCTATCAGCGCAGAAAACCTACTGTTATTGATGGGGACAGCAAAAACCTAATTTCTATTACAGTTAATGAAGAAGCGTTAACAGAAACGGATACAAACGCAGCAGCGGCATTGGATGACTGGTTTACAGCTGTGCAAGAACCAACATTTGCAGTTTAATAAGGAGGTAGCATGAAAGTTGTTTTAAATATTGGCGATCAGCAATTTACTTTAACAAAGCTGTCCCCAAGAAATTATAAGAAGTTCAGAGACATGCTTAATGTTGTGGCGGACATGGATCTTTTTCGGGACAACAATTACACGGATCAGGCACTTGAACAGGTTGAAACAGTAATTGCCGGAATATTTGAAAAAGAAGGTCTGACAGCAGATCGGATTGATGAAGAAGGTGACATTCAAGAACTCGTTACATTTGTTCGTGAGGTTCAGATCAACATTGAGAAGGGCGCAGCTGAACGGATTAGTCAGGTGTATGATGATTTTTTTCAGAAAAGCGCACAAAATTTAGCGCAAAAAATATCAAGCAATACCTAGAAGATAAGCAGATTCCTAAGTTCTATGAAGAAAAAACCGCTATTGATGTGATCGTCAATGAGTGGTTTTTTTCTTATTGCTTTGAAAAACTGAATGAAAAGCAAAAAGAACTGGATGAACTAAACGAAGAAAAAGAATTTAGCCCCATGAAAGAAGCATTAAAAGAGCGGGGCATTATCAAAGAAGAGGATGAGCAGAAAAGTATTATTGAAGACCTGCAGGGAGCCTGTTTACTGGCTTCAAAATGTTTGAACTGTTCATATCTGGATGCCTGGAATGCTGATTATATTGATTTGTATGAAGGGCTTATATTTTGGATCAGAAACGGAGGTGATAACTGATGGCAAGTGCAACACTTAGAGTCGGAGCGGATATAGCTGATTTTCAGAAAGCTACAAAGCAAATGAATGAAGAACTTAAGACAATTGATTCATCCATGAAAGCTTCTGCATCACAGGCAGCACTAAGCAAAGACAAGTATAAGGGTTTGACCAGTCAGCAGGAATTACTGACCGAAAAAGTTAAAGTGGCGTCTCAGGCATTAGATACACAAAAAACATATATCCAGACTTTAACTGATAAGCAGGACAAGCTTAAAACTAAGCAGGGCGAACTGGCCACGAAGGTTGAGGAAACAAGTCAGAAATATGAAGAAGCTAAACAGGCTTATGGCAAGAATTCTGATGAAGCAAAGGCACTTTCGGACCAACTTTCCAAGCTTGAAAAGCAGCAGAAAAACAATGACAATGCCATTGATTCCAATACCAGCAAAATGAATGCTGCCAATAAAAAGCTTTCAGACACCGAAACAAAGCTTTATGATGCGGAAAAAGCACTCAAAGATGTTAATAAACAAATCAGCACATTTTCTATCAATGAAATGTCTGACAAGCTGGATAAAGCATCAACAAAAATGAAGGATGTAGGCGGATCGCTGACCGCTGGTGTGACTGCCCCGCTCATGGCGTTGGGTGCTATTGCCGTAACTTCGTTTAATGAAGTGGATGAAGGAATGGACACGATCATTAAAGCCACCGGTGCCACAGGGGATGCGGCTGCATCTCTGGAAGAAACCTATCGCAATGTTGCCGGAACGGTATCCGGAAGTTTTGAAGATATCGGCGGGGCGATCGGCGAGGTAAACACCAGGTTCGGCGTGACAGGTGATGATCTGGAAACAATGAGTACCGACTTTTTGAAGTTTGCAAAGATTACGGGTATTGATGCAACCGAAGGGGTCCGCCTGGTATCCAGAGCCATGAATGATGCAGGGATTGATTCAAGTGAATACAAAACAATCCTGGATCAGTTATCATCTGCCAGCCAGGCAAGTGGAATATCAATTGATGTTTTAACAGAAAACCTGGCGAAATACGGCGCACCAATGCGGGCATTGGGATTTGATACGCAAGAATCGATTGCGATTTTCGCCGGATGGGAAAAAGCAGGGGTTAATACTGAAGTTGCTTTTTCGGGCATGAAAAAAGCAATATCGAACTGGTCAGCAGAAGGTAAAGATGCAAAAGAAGAGTTTGGAAAAACTCTGCAGCAGATTAAAGAAGCACCAGATATTGCATCAGCAACCACCATGGCCATTGAAGTGTTTGGCCAAAAGGCGGGGCCGGATTTGGCTGACGCTATCCAAGGTGGACGGTTTGAATTTGAGGACTTCTTAGCCATTATTGAAGGATCAGAGGGAACTTTAGACGGCACCTATGATGAACTACTAGATGGTGGAGACAAAGCAGAAATGGCTTTCCAACGGATTCAGATTGCATTCTCGACTCTGGGCGAAACAATTATGACAGCGGCAGCTCCGGTGATTGAACAGGTGGCCGGAGGAGTTGAAAAGCTGGGAGAATGGTTTGATCAGTTAAGCCCTAACATGCAGCAGGCCAGTGTAGTAATCGGAGCTTTAGCAGCCGCAGCTGGACCATTATTAATGATTTTGGGATCAGCTGCAGGTGGATTATCTAATATTCTTGGTTTATTAGGTTCATCCGGATTAGCGGGTGCTGCTAGTGGAGCAGCAGGAGCAACCGGCGGACTATCAGGAGCCATGGCCGCATTAACCGGTCCGGTTGGAATTGCAGTGGCAGCGATCGCAGCGATCGCTGCAGTAATTAAGGGGGCCTGGGATAATTCAGAAACGTTCAGGAAAAATGCAGAATTAGCATTTAATATTGTTGCCAAAACATTTCAGGATGCAATGCAAAGAATTAAAGAAGCATTACAGCCAGCATTGGAAGCATTTCAAGGATTTTCTGCAAACGCAACACCGATACTGCAGCAGATTGGCGACTTCATTGGGACGACAATCCTACCGATTGTTACTGAATTTGTCAATAAGTTTATTAATGGATTTGCAGATATCATTGTAGCAATCGCACCATTTATTGAAGGAATTGCAAATTTAGGTTCTATAATAGGAAATTTTGTCGGAATGGTCTTTGCAATCTTTAACGGTGATTGGGCTAGTGCCTGGGCGTTTGCTCAATCGATAGGGCAGGGCTTTGTCGACTTTATTACAAATGCGCTTGATGGTATGAAAAATATGTTTGAATTGGTGTTTGGTGGTATTTTCACTAAAATATCAGAGACATGGACAAATATAACAACGGCCACATCAGAAGCATGGAATGCTTTGACAACATTCTTATCGGATACCTGGAACAATATTAAGCAGGGGATTACTGACAAAGTAACAGAAACAGCCACAAATATTAAAACAAAGTGGGATGAGACTAAGACAGATACGGCTGAAAAATGGGAAGCTATAAAAAGTGACCTGGCGGCTAAGTGGGAAGATATCAAATCTGATGTGACAACTAAGGTGGCTGATACCGCCACGAAAGTAGCAGATAAGTGGGCAGAAACAAAGGAAGATACGCAAAATAAATGGAATGACATCAAAACAGATCTGGCTGCAAAGTGGGAAGATATTAAAGCCGATGTGACAACAAAGGTAACTAATACAGCCCAAAAGGTTGCAGATAAGTGGCAGGAGACAAAAGAGGATTCACAGGAAAAATGGAATAATATCAAAGAAGATCTGGCCAATAAGTGGACAGATATTAAAACAGATGTATCAGAAAAGGTGACAGATACAGCAAAGAATGTTGCTGATAAGTGGCAGGAATCAAAGGATGACTCTGAAGAAAAATGGAGCAGTATTAAAAATGATTTGGCCAACAAATGGACAGATATAAAAAATGATGTGACAGAAAAAGTCAGTGATACGGCTACAAAGGTTGCTGAAAAATGGGATGCAGTCAAACTTGATTCAGAAACTAAATGGGGGAATATCAAGGATGACATCACAACTAAAGCTGGTGGAATTTATGAAAATGTTATTAATAAAGCCCAGAATATTCTTGATGATTTGCTGACAAAATGGGATCAAATTAAATCTGATGCTCAAACCAAATGGGATTTGATTAAGAGCACGATATATGATGCGGTAAAAGGATTGCCGGGTGAATTATTAAGCCTTGGTGAATCTATGATGACACAAATGGCTCAAGGTATCAGCAATAAAATTGATGAAGTTTATACAGGCGTAACAACGCTTGTAGACAGTGTCATACAAAAATTTAAAGATGGTTTTGGAATTGCATCACCTTCAAAAGTATTAAAAGAAATTGGACAATTCATGATTCAGGGGTTAATCAACGGGCTTTCTGGTGATAACCTAATGTCATTTGTTGATAACATTGTAAGCCAGATGAAAGAATCATTTTCAAATGGATTATTGAATATTGGAACACTGATGTCAACGCTGGGAAGTTCAGCAACTGAACTTTTATCAAAATTAGGCATTAATCTTGGTGCTGGTGCTATCGGATTAGATGGCATGTTCTGGGGGGCACCAACTGGACAATCAGTTTTTGATGAATACTTTGCCTGGGATGAAGATTTTGGGGAAAGAATCGGATCAGTTGGGAGCCAGTACCATCAAGGATTAGATTTTAATGACACAGTGGGAGCCGGATCACCGCTTTATTCCATTCAAAATGGGACTGTAACTTCTGCAGGATATAATGGTGGATATGGAAACCAGGTAATCATTGATTTTGGAAATGGCATAGCAGCTTCTTATTCTCACCTTGATACCATTGCGGTATCTGCAGGGCAGGCAGTATCACTGGGTCAATATATTGGAACAGTGGGAAATACAGGCGCATCTTATGGAGCGCATCTTCATTTTGGTTTACTGATTAACGGCCAGTATGTGGATCCGATGCAGTTATGGTCTGGTGCCAGTTATGCTGTTGGAACTCGTTATGTACCAAAT